CTGCCCAGACCACCCCGCCTCCCCCTCCAAAGGATAACGGAACGGGCGAAACAGAGGAAATCGATGTCGTAAAACTGCGCCGAATCGTCAGCAAGACCGGCGCAGACATCTTGGTCGTATTTGCCTCAGACAACGCCGAGTTTTTCTACTATGATAAAAACCACCCTTCTCACTGGGTGCAGTGGCCGCTCCGCACCGACTTCTCCCCGCCGGACGGCATGAAGCGTGCCAGGGTGGATGTCGAAAAGAAAAGAGTTCTGTCTTTTATCTGAGGGGGAAAAAAGATGAATTGGTGGGAAGGCGAGGAATATAAAGACTACGCCCAGGCGATATGCACGGTCTCCGGGCTGTCGCCTGGGCAGTATCATTATGGGCAAGTACTGCTTGCCCCAAACGGCGCTTATGGAGCTTACGGACTCAAGCAGCGCTCGAAATCCGGCAGCTCCGAAACGCTTGTCCTGGTCGGATACTGTCCGATGCGCTGGATTATCCAGTTATCTCAGGATTTGCGCATCGTCTTTGATTTCTGGCCCTGCGGAGAGGACTCTCCGCAGGGTTATGAGAACCTGGGCATGGAGGACATCATGTTCTTCGACAACGACGCCTCCAGGCTCAAGACGATTAGTGCCTTGGGAGACGCGCAAATCTCCGTTTCCCTCCGCAACATCTACGAAGCCATGTTTTCCGTCTGGGAGGGAAAGCGGAAAATAAGCGCCAACCCGTTTTACAAGATGCAGGGGGGATATGCTTCTTACACTTATTCCATCCTCCGCTACGCCGAGCTGCTTGTCAACGACGACACGCGCCTGTTCATCCGCAACTACCCCGATGGGGCATTTCTCCCCATCGGTCAGGCGAATCTCGAACAGGCCATCAATGACCTGCTCAACGGCACAGACACGGTGTATTTAGGAGATGTCTATAAAATCGAGCAGAACGTCAAGCTTCTCGAAAAGCTACTCAAGCGCGAAGAAACCGCGTTGCAAATCTATTTACAGCTTGCAGAAAGGAGGAAAAACAAAGAATGAAAGTCGACATCAACTCATGCTATGTCATCGACAAAAATCATTACGTTTTTTGCGGTGACATCTGCGACCCGCGCTTTGTCTCCGATGTTCTGTCCCCGTCTCTACCCCCTTATTTTGACCATATCTTCATCGACCCGCACTGGGGGACGGTTACCTTGCGTGTAGTCTACGATGAGCTTGGTCTTCCCCAGCCTTCGTATCCGGACTATCTCTCATCGCTTTTTGTTCTCTGTGCTTTACATTCCATTTCGAGCTCAACCATTGCCGTTGCCGCCCCGCCCCGCGCGCCGGGTTTGGTTTTCAACGAGCTATTCAAGCTCGGCTTCACCCAGTCCTGGCGGGTTCTCGTCCCTTATGGGATTGGGGATTTCGAGTGCTACCTCGCGGTTGGAGCATTCAAGGACGGCTCCCCATCATCTATTCCGAATAACTTTTCCGACTGTCAGGATTGGCAGTCTGTCATCAAGCGCGTTTTTGTAAACGCGCTCGGCGTGGGCAGGACGTTTTTTGACCCGTCAGCCGGACGCTTGCAACGCTTCGAGCTGGCGGTCAAAATCGGCGCGACGGCTTATGCCGTTGAGCTGTCGCCGAAGCTCCTCGCCGACGGGTTGAAAAGACTCTCCGAACGCGGACATGGTATCAGACGCCTGTAAAAGCGCATGTGCATATAACTAACAAGACGGCAGATGACCTGCCGTCTTGTTGTTTTTTCCACGGAAATCTGCTACAATGGTAAAAAGACACAACCGGGAGTTACAATGTCAAAGCAGGAAAACATCTCTATCACCGGCGAAAATGACTTGACCTGGCGTCCCGTTCAGGTCAGGCTCGGAGACCTGGACGGCTGGGAAGGTAATCCCAAACGGCTTACCAAAGCCCAGGCTCAAAGACTGCTCAAGTCTACCCAGAAACTCGGTCAGCTTCAGACTATCGCCGTTTCTCCCCCTAAGCCTAACGGACGGCGGGACATCTACGACGGCCACCAGCGGAATAACGTCTGGCAGAAAGCGTATCATCCTGACCTGGTCGTCTGGGCGATGGAGTCTTCGCGCTTTCTGACCGAGCAGGAGCGCAAGGATATTGCCATGCTCACCATGACCGCCCGCGGTTCGTTCGACTGGGACATCCTGTCGGGCTGGGATGATTTGCTGGATTATATCGACAAGAACCTGCTCGCGGAATGCAAGGAGGACTTCATGGAAATCCGCAGTCTGCTGAACTTCCTCGAGTGGGAGAGCACGGAAAAAGAGGGGAAAAATCAAGAATTGCCGACGGAATATTACGGCATCGTAATCGACTGTGAGAACGAGATTCATCAAGCGGAACTGCTGGAACGCTTTACGGAGGAGGGACTCAAATGCCGAGCGCTTGTATCGTGAGAGATACTCCCGTCATCCGCACTTCTCGAGTAATGCAGATGGAAAGTATCTTCGATTGTCCCCCATCCGAAAAAAGCAGGCTGGAGTGGAAGGTCGACCTTCCACTCCCCGAAACTTGGAACATCGGAGTCATCGTTGGCCCTTCTGGAAGCGGCAAGACTACGATTGCGCGCGAGCTCTTTGGCGAGTATATTGTCGATGGCTTTGATTGGGATGAGGACAAAAGCATTCTGGATTCCTTCCCGAAAGAGATGGGTATCGGCCAAATCTGCGAACTGCTTTCCTCGGTTGGCTTTTCTTCCCCTCCGTCGTGGCTGCGTCTTTATCGTGTTCTCTCCAACGGCGAGAAGTTCCGCGTCTATATCGCAAGAGTACTTGCGGAAAGTAGAGAACTCGCGGTTGTCGATGAATTCACCAGCGTTGTTGACCGCAACGTTGCCCGTATCGGAAGCGCTGCCATTTCCAAAACCGTTCGTAAGCTCAATAAGCGTTTTATTGCTATCTCCTGCCATTATGACATCCTGGAGTGGCTCGAACCGGACTGGATTTACTATCCGGCAACGAATGAGTTCCATAGTGGGAGGTATCTTCGGCGACCGGAAATCCGGCTTGAGATATGGCGAGTCCATCGTTCGGCTTGGGAAATCTTCCGCCGTCATCATTATCTAAACACAAGCCTGAAAGCAGGCTCTATCTGCTTTGCAGCTTTCTGGAATGATGTTCCGGTTGCTTTCACCGCCGCGATTCCTCACCCACATAGCATGGAGTTTATATATCGCGAGCATCGTACCGTCTGTTTGCCGGACTTCCAGGGCGTCGGAATCGGGAACGCCCTGAGTGATTTTGTTGCATCTGTTTTCGCCGGTCTCGGTTATCGCTATGTTTCAACGACTGCTCATCCGGCGATGATACGCAGTCGTTTGAAGTCGCCAAACTGGATGATGACCAGAAAGCCGGGCACAGTCGACAGGCGTATTAGTGCCAGCGCAAAGAGGAGAAGTTGGCTCATAGAATCTCTGAGAAACCAGCGCATGACGGCGACTTTTCGTTACGTTGGCAAGCCGTACCCGCGGGAGCAGGCGCGGGAGATGTTGGGAGACATGGTTGAAAAGCGCATAAGAAAGAATAGTTGATAGAACGTAACAGGAGGTGGATATGCCCCGCAAGCGGATATCCAGAACAAAGGTCAAAAATGCCATCCCCGGCAGCGGTGGCGTCATCTCGGCTATAGCCAGGGCAACGGGTTATTCCTGGTATGGACTGTACAAGTTTATCCACAACGACCCGGAGCTTTCCGAGATGCTGCGCAACGAAGAGGAGATAATCAACGACCTGGCCGAGAGCGTCCTGGTCGCGAAAATCCGCGCCGGCGATGAGACCGTGGCGCGCTGGTGGTTAGCCCATCGCAGACGCAACGTCTACGGCGACAACTTGGACCTGACCGCCGGCGGCGCCATCACCATCCGCGTTGTGCGCGAGGATGGCATAACTCAAGCCGATGCCGGAAACATCGATAACGCTTGAGGTCAAGCTTCCCAAACTCCACCCCCTCCAGGCGCGGTTCCTCAAGGATTTCACCAAGCGCAACATCCTGCGCGCCGGACGGCGTTTCGGCAAGACCTGGCTTGCGGCCGACATCGCCGTCGAGCGCTTCCTGGATGGCAAGCGCGTCCTTTACGCCGCGCCGACCACCGACCAGTTGGAGTGGTTCTGGACGCTGGTCAACCGCTTCCTCGCCGAACCCATCGCCGCGGGCATCTTCCTGCGCAATATCAGCCGTAAGGTCATCCAGTTTCCCGGCGACTCCAATGCTTCCATCCGTGCCAAGACGGCCTGGAACGCCGATATGCTGCGCGGCGACTACGCCGACCTGCTCATCCTGGACGAGTTCCAGCTCATGAACGAGAGCACCTGGAACACGGTCGGCGCGCCGATGCTTTTAGACACCGGCGGAGATGCTTTGTTCATCTACACCCCGCCGAGCCTGCGCACGCGTGCCGCGAGCAAAGCCCATGACCCGCGTTTTGTCTCCCGTCTCTTCGCCCGCGCCGTGCAGGAAATCCAGACTGCAAAGGATAAAGGGTCGCCGCCGCGCTGGCAGGTCGTGACCGCCACCAGCTTTGACAACCCTTACATTTCCCGCGATGCCCTGGACGACATTGCCTCTGACATGACCGCTCTGGCTTACCGGCAGGAAATCCTCGCCGAGGACGTAGAAGAAGCCCCCGGCGCCCTCTGGCGCAGAGAGGACATCGAACGACATCGCGTCCTGCGTCTCCCGGAAGCGTTTGACGCCGTGGCAATCGGCGTTGACCCGGCCGCAACCTCGGCCGGGGATGAAACCGGCATCGTTGCAGTCGGAGTGCTCGCCGATGAGTACTATGTGCTTGGGGATTACTCGCTTCAGGGCATGCCCCTGGAGTGGGCATCTGAAGTTATCAAAGCCTACCGTCTGCATGATGCCGATAAAATCGTTGCCGAAGGTAATCAAGGCGGGGAGATGGTCTTACAGGTCATCCGCGACATCGACCCACAAGCTCCCGTGCAGATGGTCATGGCGAGGCGCAGTAAAGCCGTACGCGCCGAGCCCGTCTCGGTTCTGTACCAGCAAGGCAAGGTTCACCATGTCGGCAGTTTCCCCCGTCTCGAAGACGAACTCTGCCTCTGGACGCCCGGCGATGCCTCACCGAACCGCCTGGATGCCCTCGTCTGGGCGATAACGTATCTCATGCGCGAGGGTATCTTCCCGTCCATCTATTGAAGGCTATTGACAGACCATCAAAAGTTATGCTATAGTGGAGACAAGATGTCCATCATCGAGCGTCTATCCGGATTATGGCGTAAGACGTTCTCGGTTGTCGTCAGCGAGCACGTCCGTTACACGTCCCCAACCTCCCCAAGTACATCTTACGAAGCGCTGGTCAGAAGCGGTTGGCGGCGCAATGAGCTCATCTATGCCTGCATCTCCAAGAAAGCCGAGACGGCATCCCAGGTCTATCTGCGCGTGGTCGACCCGGACGGCAGACCCCTTGCCGGACATCGTCTCCAGCGTCTGGTTGAGCGCCCGAACCGCGATATGAGCATGTCCACTTTCCTCAAGGCAATCATCATTTTCCAAGACCTGGCCGGATTTGCCCCGTTCGTCAAGCATCGCAGCCAGGCGGGTTTGACGCTTGCCTTATACCCTTTGCGCCCCGACTGGCTCTCTATTGAGCTTGACCGAGAGGGACAAATCCGCGGATATAAGTACTCTGTGCGCTCCGGCGGGGAGTACGTTGAGATGCTCTACGAGCCGCGCGATGTCATCATTTTCTCGCATTTTGACCCCCTTGGGAGCAAGTTCGGCTACCCGCCGGTTGCGGTTCTAGCGCATACCGGCGACATGGATAACATGATTACCGACTACCTACGCGCCATCTTCGCCGAGGGCGGCGTACCGCCTGGTATCCTCAAGACCACCAAGTCAATCACCAAAGCCATTGCCCAGCAAATCCGCGAGATGTACCTTGAGCAGTACGGCGGATACAAAGCCTGGAGTGCGCCGCTGGTGCTCGGCGACGACACGACTTACCAGAAGACCGGACTGGGTGTGAACGAGATGGGGCTTGAAATCCTGGACGAACGTGCAGAAGCGCGCATCTGCGCCGTGCTCAAAGTTCCCCCGGCGGTTGTTGGGGTGCGCATCGGCCTGCAGCGCGCCCTGGAGGCAAATATCGTCGGCTTCCACCGCAACTGGTGGGTCAACGACCTGATTCCGATTTATGAGACCATCGAGGACGAACTCAACCTGGCATTTGCCGATGAGCTTGGAGACAATCGTTTCAGCTTTGATTACTCGGATGTCTATGCCCTCTCGGAAGACGTCAATTCCCGGCGCAAGATTGCCATCGAAGCCTTCCGCTACGGCGCAATCACGCGCAACGAGTTCAACCGTCTGTGGGGTCTTCCGGAACTCGGCGAAGCCGGCGAGGTCTATTACCTGCCGGGCAACGTGATTGAGACCACAATCGAGTCCTCAAACGGCAAAGGGGCCCGCCTTCCCGAACGGGTCAAAGCCGGACAGCCGACTTATAATCCAGACGAGGACGAGAACCGCGCCTGGGCGGAGCGCAAGATTTCCGCAGTTGCCGAAAGGCATCTTGAAGACGAATTCAAGCGCCTGCAGGAGAGCGAACTTATCGAAGCCCTGCGCCAGGAGAAGCAGACAACCCCCGCAGGCTTCTGGGCGCAGAGCGAAGAGCAGTTTTATGCCATGCTCTTGCCGGTCATGATAGAGATTTACAAGCGTCTGGTCAAACTCGCTTATGACACTCTCCCCGCCCCGCCAGTGGCGATTGACTGGGACTTGTATAACTCTTACGCCATCGACTGGGCAAAGCAACACACCGCTCAGGTCGTGGCGCAGGTCTCGAAAACGTCCATGAACGGCTTTCTGGCGGAATTCGAGCGCTGGGTAGAGAGCGGAGAACGGCTGGATGCGCTCATCAAGGCATTAGAGCAGTATTACTCTCCCGTCCGCGCCGAGATGATTGCCGTCACCGAGACAACCCGCGCCTATGCCAACGCCAACCTGGAGTACTGGTCAACCCTGGAATACGTCAAGGCGTTTGACTGGGTGACGGCGGTTGACGAGCTGGTCTGTCCCATCTGCTCGGCGAAATCATCTGCCAATCCGCATCCGCTGACCGCCGAGCGTCCCCCGGCGCATGTGCGTTGTCGTTGTGCCGTACGCCCGGTGCTGTAAAGGAGGCGCAGGACGTGAATCTGTCAATACAGTTTGCCGGACTTCAAGAACTCCTGCTCAAGCTGATGGCTTACTCGTCTGCTTCGACGCGTGCGATGGTGCTTGGCATGGAACGCGCCTTGATATTCGTCCACTCCGCCATCCCGGACTATCCCCCGAAGCCGCCGACCTCCAAGTACCGGCGGACGATGACGCTCTGGCGCTCAATCACGACCAAGACGCATCCGCTGTCTTGGTCGGGCATAGAGACCGGCTTCGGGGAAGTGCGCGGCTATGTCGGGACGAAGGTCAAATATGCGCGCTGGGTCATCGACCGCGACCGTCAAGCCTGGTTTCACCGCCAGAACGGCTGGTGGACGCTGCAGGATGTCATTGAGGACAATCAAGACCGCATCGTGGTTGAGTACAGTACCGGGTTCTTCAAAGCCCTTGCCGATGGGTTGGGTTTGTAGGAGAGAGAAGATGAACGTGAGAGAGTACAAGAGTTATCCAGCAAAAATCGAAGACGTTGACGGCCGGATTGTCACCGGCATCTCGGCCGTGATGGGAATCGAGGATGACGGCGGAGACGTCATCGAGTACGGCGCCTTCCGCAAGACCATCAAAGAGAGACTGCCGCGCATCCGTCATCTCTGGCAGCATGACTTCAGCCAGCCCCCGACGGCGGTTATCCTTGAACTTCAGGAATTGCCGGCGAGTAGGCTCCCCGAAGCTCTGCGCGAGCAGTACCCGAATGCAACCGGGGGGCTTCTGGTCAGACGGCGCTATCTTGAGACCCCCCGCGCGGAAGAAATCCTGCAAGGCATCCTCCACGGAGCGATTACCGAAATGAGCTTCGGCTACGACACCATAAAGTCCGAGATGGACAAGCTGAACGGAAAAATCGTGCGCGTGCTGAAGGAAATCCGCTTGTGGGACATCAGCGATGTCAACTGGGGGATGAACCCCGCTACGGTCGCGCTGGTCAAGATGGCCGTCCCGTTTGCCGACTACGGCATCGCCGACGAGGAACGCGCGTGGTCGGCTCCGACCCTCGCCGATTTCACGGACGAAACAGACTTTGCCTCGCTCAGCGTTTCGGAGCGCAAGCGCATCCGCGAGCATTTCGCCTGGAGCGCGGAAGCCGTGCCGGAGCGTTTTACGGACTTGAAGCTCCCCCATCACGAGCCGCGCAAGTCCGGCGTTGGTCCGGCAAACTGGAACGGCGTGCGCGCCGCGATGGCCGTCCTCAACGGAGCGCGCGGCGGAGTGGACATCCCCGCAGACGAGCGCGAAGCCGTCTATCGCCATCTTGCGCGTCACTACGAGCAGTTCGGGAAAGAACCCCCCGACCTGAAAACGTGCAGGCTGATTTGGGAACTGCAGGGTTATCGTCATGATAACCCTGTTATCCAGGGCAAAGCCGGAGAGCTGTTGTCACTCCTCACTGCCGAGTCGCCGGAAACGGCGCTCACAGACCGGGATGATGACCTGCGCCTGCGGCTGATGCTGACCAAAAAACGGATTGAACACCACTTATTGAAGGAGAGTTAGCAATGGATAAACAGAGCATTGCACTGCAAATCGAACAGAAACTGCGCGAAGCCGATGCCATCGAAGCGCAGTATAAAGACAGGACTTTTCCCGAAGACGTACGCCAGAAGCTGGTGGCGCTGATGGGAGAGGTCGATTCTCTGCGCGCCCTGCTGGAAGCGGCGAAAGCGCGCGAACAAGCCGAGCGGGTCTTGTACGAGCCGAAAGGCGATGTCAAATGGCGTCCGGCCGTGCAAGGCGAAGGTGATGAAGAAGTAGACGTCCAAGCCTGGCGGGAAGTGGAAGTGCCTTTCGTCCGCCGGGATGTCAAGAGCGGGATGTATATCACCGACAAGCAGCGCATCCGCTTCCACGTCCCTCTGCGCGTCCAGGTCAAGGGCTATCCCGATGCCTTTGAAGCCTACCTGCGCAAGGGGTTTGACGGGATGGGTCCGAACGACCGCAAGACCTTGCTGGAAGGCTCGGACACGGCCGGCGGCTTCCTCGTCCCGGCCGATTTCCAGACCGAAATCATCCGCAAGGTGGCGGCGCAGGCCGTCATCCGCTCGCGGGCGCGGGTAGTGACGACAGCGCGGGATGTGGTGCAGTGGCCGCGGGTCAACTACACGACAGACGATAAATATACTTCCGGCGTACGGTTGACTTGGACGGGAGAAGCTCCGGCAAGCGGTTCTGCTCACCGCGTGACTGACCCCGTTTTCGGCATCTGGAACGTTGCCGTGCATACGGCGATGGCAAGCATGCCCATCTCCCTCGACCTCATCGAGGACAGCGCCTTTGACGTTGTCGGCGTTGCTTCAGACCTGCTGGCAGAAGCCTTCGCCTTGGGCGAAGACAACGCTTTCATCAACGGCACAGGCGCAGGACAGCCGATGGGTATCCTGGCCGATGTCGACGGAGACGGACCGGCATCTGTAATCAGCGGTAATGCAAGTGCCTTGACTGCCGGTGGCATTATCGACCTTGCCTATGCCTTACCGGCACAATACGACCAGCGGGCGGTCTGGGTGATGAGCAAGGCAACGGAGAAAGAAATCCGTAAGCTGACCTACGGCTCTAATGCGGAGTACATCTGGCCGATTGCCTCCGGCAGCGGCTTCGCATCTGCCCCGAATGACCTGCTTGGCTACCCGGTTCTGCATGATGAATTTGTCCCTGCTGTCGCCGCGAACAGCTATCCCATCATCTTCGGCGACCTGAGCGGTTATGTCATCGTTGACCGGGTTGGGTTGTCCATCCAGCGTCTGAACGATGCGAGCTATGCCGAACTCAACCAATTGCTGATTTTAGCCCGCAAGCGAGTCGGCGGGCAACTGGTCGAACCATACCGCATCAAGGTTCAGAAGGTAGCTGCCAGCTAGCAGAAAGGAGAATGAGCGATGAATACGGGCGTAAAAATCTTTGAGTTGTTGCCTGCCAAAACCTATAACGCCAACACCAACGGTTCGGCAGTTGACCTGCAGGATTATGTTGGCAAAGGAGAACTGCGCTTCTTCCTCTCGGTCGGCTCGGTCTCCGGCACAAGCCCAACTCTGGATGTCAAAATCCAGCAGAGCGACGCGGCTGGTAGTGGTTTTGCTGACATCGCTGGCGCGGCTTTCGCTCAGGTCACGGCAACCGGCAATCAGGAAATCGGCGTCACTCCGACCAAGCGCTATGTGCGGGCGGTTGTAACCGTCGGCGGGACAAGCCCGGTCTTTGGGGTTGCCTGCGTTGCGGTTGGTAAGGCGCGCATGATTTAGCTTCACCTGCCTGGCGCGAAAGGGGGTAGGGTGCTCCTCCCACCCTACCCCCGCGGCGCAGGGAGCAGAATATGGCTTACGCGACACTTGCGGAACTAAAAAGCTATCTCGGCATCAGCGGAACTTCCGAAGATGCCCTGCTCAACACATGCCTTGACGGAGCGACCGCGGCAATCGAGAAACATACCCGACGCGTCTTCCAGGCGGTAAGCGGGACGCGGGAATATCTCTACAACGGACGCAATAAGATATTGCTTGATGATGACCTGTATTCCCTGACCTCGCTCAAACTCAACGGCGTTGCTGTTACGGAGTACCGCTTGTTTCCGGTTGAGACGACGCCGAAGGCATGGATTGTCGTCTATGAGATTCCATCTGGTGTCACCTGGAATACTTATGAGCAGACTTGGTCGGTAGCCGGTCTTTGGGGCTATTCGGCTTCTCCCCCGCATGACATCAAGATGGCCTGTCTGCGCTGGGCGGGCTATCTTTATCGTCTCAAGGACGCTCAGGTATTCGACGCGGCTTACATGGAGGGGGTAGGGCAACTGGTCATTCAGAAGGGCATTCCGTTGGATGTGGCAAAGATGTTACAGCCTTATGTCAAGGTGAGCCTGCTATGAACCTGAGCGACATCCGCACGGCTATTGCAAACACCCTTTCCGGCGTGGTGAACTCCACGGGGTATCCGCCGGTCAACGTATCAACCGCCGGTTTGCCAATAGCCGTCTTGCTCCTGCATCGGCTGGAACTTGAGCCGCGCGGCATCGGCGGGAATGTCGTCTATACCCTCACCTTCCGAGTCGAACTGCTCATCTCCCCCGTGGCGCAGAGCACGCCGGAAAGCGTTATCGCCATAGCAGAAGGCAAACTGGAGGATGCGGTCGATGCTTTGATTGCCAACCCGACCCTGGATGGCAAGGTTGACCATCTGACCGCGATTGACAGCGATGGCGTGCATGTGCTGGCTATCGGAGGAACCGACTACTACTCGGCGCTGTTCCGCGTAACGTATGTCATCAAGTGATGAGGAGGTTTTATGGCGGAAATTATCTTGAAATATATCGGTAAGGGCGCATACTTGCCGGGTGTACCGGCAAGAGACCTGACCGATGAAGACTTGCGAGAAATTGAGCGGGCATTAGGGCTGACCGCCAAACAGCTCATCAATACCCTGCTCTACCAGACGGTCAGCAAATACGCGAAACACGAAACCAAAATCGTTGCGCCTGAGGCGCACAAAGGAGGTGAATAATGGCAGTTTACGGACTGCGTAAAATGCAGATTGGAAAAGAGACAACCTGGGGAACGGCAGTTACGCCTACTCTGGAACTGCGCGGCATCAGCGACCTATCGTTTGAGTTCGACCCCGCCATCGAGCTGAAGGGAGAAGTCGGACATTTCACGCCCAGCATCATCAAGGAACGCATCCCGGAGGTGAGCGCGTCGTTCGAGATGGACGTTTCTTATCAACACGTTCTTTATCCGCTGGCTATGGCTTTCGGCGAGCCGACTCCATCCGGCACGGGGCCTTATACCTGGACGTTCAACGCGCCGTATTCTGCGCCGTCCAGCCCGAAGTCTTTTACTGCCTATTATGGCTTCTCCGGCGCCGGGATTTACAAAGCCGCCGGGCTTCTGGCGAACAGCCTGACCATCTCCGGCAATGCCGATGAAGACGTGATGCTTTCCTTTGAAGGACTGGCGCGCACGCTGGAGACTCAGTCGATTTTCCAGACGTTGACGCTCGAAGATGTCCAGTACGTCTCCGTCCGGCACGGCTCGTTTTATCTCGACTCCTTCACGGGGACGATAAAGACAACCCAGGTGAACGGCACGCTGATTGAGTTCGAGCTTTCGGCGGACTTGGCGCGCCATCTCAAGAAGTTTATCTCCGGCGCGACCCAGCCCGAAAGCTACGGCGAGGGCGCCTGGGACATCGGATTGCGGATGGTTTATGAGTGGAACAGTACGTCTAAGACATTGCTGGATGAGCTGACCACCGGGACGGTAAAACGTCTTATTTGTGTCAGCTTCACGACCGGCAGCGGCGCCGGCGAACGTCTGTTTGAAATCCAGATGCCCGGCGTACTTGCCGAACCGGTTACGCTCTTTTCTGAGCGGGACGGCAATGCCACGGTCGAGATGAACTGGAAAGCCATCTACCAGTCCACGCTCGCAACGCAATTGAAAATCATTGTCAAGAACGATAAGAGTACGTTATGAGCGAGCAACCCCAAAACGAGAACGAAAACGAGAACGTTCGTGATATTCGGATTCACGTCCGGCCGGGTTTCACCCGCAGGCCCGGCACACTTCGCCTGCGCCAGAAGTTCTTTCGCCTGTCGGCGCAAGCTGCGGAGCTGGAAGAACTTGCGGCACAAAACGACAAGAAAGCGCAGAAAGAGGCTTTGAAGCTGTTCGTCAAATACGACATGCTCCTTGAGCATGTCTTGCGCATCGGGTGCAGGGCGGAACGATTGATGAAGCTCTGGACAATCTCTCTGCCGATGAAGCCGACGAACTGTTCCGTCAGGTTCTCGGAATCGGCGGGAGCAGCCATTTTTTCGGGAGCAATACGAATGGGACTACGCCAGAAGCATCCTGATAATGGCCCAGGAATGGGGTACACCCCCCTGGGAGGTAGAAAGGGAGCTGTCGCTCTACTGGTATGAAGCATTCGTCAGGTTTACGCGAGAGCGCGACCGCGAACTGAAGAGACTGTCGCGCAAGAGGTGAAAATGGCCGGAGAAATCAGGGTACATATCATCGCCAAAGACCTTGCCTCCCCGGCCATCCGGGGAGTGGCTGGGTCTTTGCGGTCTCTGCAAGCCGAGGGACACGCGGTCGGCGGCGTGTTCGGCTTTTTGCGGGATGCGGCCGCTTCGGCGATGGGGTTTATCTCTGCAACAATTGTCAACAGCGGTGTGATGGCACTGCGCAATCTCGGCGCCGAAGCGCTGAACGCAACGATGAATTTTGAGAGCTTGAGTATCATGCTTGAGGGGATGGTGGCAAGGGACCTCAAGCGCGCGTCCGATGGAACGCTGTCCTATGGCGACGCGCTCAAACAAGCCGGGGGAGCGTCTCAAGAACTCTTGCAATGGATTGAACAATTAGCCATCCGCTCTCCGTATGCCACGTCTGCCGTGACGGAGAGCTTTGCCCAGATGGCGCGCTACGGCTTTCCTATCGAGGAAGCCAAAGCGATGACACAAGCACTGCTCGATATGGGCGCGGGCTCCGGCTTGACCACTGCCGAGCTCAACAGGGCTGCGTATGCTCTGGGGCAGATATATGCTTCCGACAAACTGCTCATCCAGGACTTGCGCCAGCTCATGAACGCCGGGATTGACGTGCGCTCGATTCTCGACCGCATGGGGGAGAGCTTCGAGAGCCTGCGGGAAAAGCAGGACAAAGGCGGAATCTCGACCAAGGCATTTCTCGAAGCCTTCCGCGAGGTGGCGGGCGAGGACTACGCCGGAAACCTCGAACGCATGACCAAATCCTGGGCAGGTCTGGCAGGCGCTTTGCAGGACGTGAAGGAAATCGGCTTGCGGAAACTGTTTCAAGGGACGCTGGAAGTCTTGCAGCCTCTGGTTGCTCGTTTTACGGAGTGGATTTTGGGTCCGGGACTGGCGCGCCTGGAAGCCATCGGAAAGAGCCTTGGCGAGCTGACAGACAAAATTATCCGCATCGGGACGGCATTCTTCCAGACCGGCCCGCTGTCGATAGAGTTTGCCGAATCGCTGCAGTTGGTCAGTGAGCGGTTCGGCGAGACCTACCGGGATAGGATAATCCCGGTGCTGGAGGATGTCTGGAGGAAGTTTTTGGAGTTCGGGGGGAAAATCAAGAACCTGTTCTCAACGCTTTTTGCCGAAGGGTTCTTCAGCGATGCCTTCCGCAAATCGGTTTATGACCTCTCTCCGCTTCTCGGCAAAGTTTATGACGACCTGTCATCCAGGCTAAAGCCGGCGATAGAGTGGATTATCGCCAACAGGGGAGCACTGCTTGAGACGGCAAAAGCCGTTGGGGCGGTGCTGCTGGCAGTCAAAGCCTTTTCCATCGTTTCAGGCGCTTTGTCGGGGCTCTCGGCTTTGCTTACGGCGCTGCTCTCCCCCATTGGGCTGCTCATCCTTACGGTTGGACTTCTCGCCTTCGCGTGGAACACAAACTTTGCCGGAATGCGTGACCAGTTGACGGCACTCTACAACGAGAGCATCCTGCCGACCTTTGAGGCGATGAGACTTAAATTCGGCGAACTGAGCTTATCCCTGTCACAGATGGGCATCGACTGGCAGAGGATTTGGGGCGTTATCACAGGCTATTTCGCGTTTGCATTTGTCAATATGCGTCATCAGTTTGGCATGGTTTTGGCGCTTATCCGCGGCGACTTTGACGCGTTCGGGATGCACTTGCGGGAGTGGTTGGTAAACATCGGAGAGAAAATCGTCTCCCCCCTTATCAAGTGGCTGACGGGGATAGAAATCGATGCTCGCAAAGCCATCACGGGTTTTGGGACTTATATTTGGATGGCGATGGAGCTTTTGACGCTCAAAGTTTCCGGCGCTATCGAGACCATGAAAGCCAATGTCATCAACGGCTTTATCGGCATGTATAACGCCGTTATCGGGCAGGTAAACCGCTTTGCGGGTATCGCCGATGGCGTTATCCAGAAAATCAAGTCCGCCTTCAGCCCGGCGAGATTTGTTGGCATCGGAAAAGACATCGTGGACGGCATCATCAAAGGAGTACTCGATAACGCTTACCGTATTGCGCTGGCTTTCAACGGAGCGCTCATCCCGGTTATCAATGCCATCAAGGCTCTTCTTGGCATCTCGTCGCCAAGTAAGGTGTTCGCCCAGATTGGGCAGCAGATGGCGGCCGGGCTTGCTTTGGGCTATCAGCGCGGTCTGGGAGAGATAGCACTCCCCGGTGTCAAGATGACCTCTCTGCCTGCCGCAACCCCGGCGCCGGTCAGTATCAGCGTTGTCATCAACGCTCAAGTGAGCAGTGATATTGATTTGCAGACTATGGCGCGGCGGGTAGCGGAGGAAATCCGCATGCGGGCGCTGCAAGGAAGAGGAGCAATTATCTGATGACCATCTTCCGCCTGCGCTTCGATGATGTCGTTCTGGCAAGCAAGACGCTGACCCTGACGGCGTCGAACGGCTACGGCGTGCTGGACTATGAATGCGGCGCAGAAGAGGACGCGCTGACGCTCGCTCTTCTTGGGACATCGACCACACAAAACCTTTCCCTGCTTGGAGACCTGGAATGGGTGGCCGAGCGGGTGAGGGATTACAATAAAAACTCCGGCTTTGCGCGTGTATATTTAGAACGTGACGTGAGCGACAGCGGCACAGATTATTACCGC